TCGCGGTGCCCGCGGCCCCCGAGCTGGCGTATTTCGCGGTGAAGGTGTTGCTGCCTGGGGTCAGGTTCAACGTCAGCTCTGCCACGCTCGCCGTCATCTGCTCGTTGGGCAGGGCCGCCATGTAGACCAGCGTGGACCCGGGCGTGGTGGTCGTGGCGCCGGACACGGCGAACCCCATATTGCATATCCCGGCGCCGACGGAGTGCGCCATCACCGACGACAAGATCACCAGGGCCCGGTCCCCGGTCGTCACGGTGACCGCGGGGCCGACGGTGGCCAGGTTGGTGAACGTCGTGCTGCTGGTGCCCTGCGACGTCGCGACGGCGGCTTCGGCCACCTGGCGGGCGGCCAGCAGGTTCAGGCCGGTGCCGGCGAACGTCTGGCTGGCGGCGGACGCGATGCCGACCTCCGTGGCCAGCAGGTTGTCCCGCAGGTAGGTGTTCCACATCGCCGCGGTGAACGCACTGCCGGCGACGGCGGTGGCGGGCGATGTCCAGGACACGGTCAGATCACCCCGTGCTCGACGTTCTCGGTGATCAGGTCGGCGACGGTCTGGCCGTGCGGCAGTCGGGCCCTGACGGCCAGGTCGTGGCCGGCAGGGAACCAGTTGCGGGTGTGCGGGACGGGCCGGCGCTCGAGCACGGCCATGATGTCGGCCTCGTCGTGGGCCCATTCGATCTCGGCCTGCCGACCGCAATAGCTGCAGCCGAAGCTGGCCAGCCGTCGGCCGGCCAGGTCGAACAGCGGTTCGACGTTGGAGCACGACGGCGTCGGGCAGTCGGCCACCCACTGACCGGCGTACAGCCAGGCCCGCGCTCGCGTGCTCGCCAACAGCATGTCCGCAGCGTAACGCTGCAGACGGTGTACACGACGATCAGTGCCCGAACAGGCCGGTGCCGAACTTGCCGTTGGTGGGGCTGCCGAAGATGAACACCGTGGCCGGGTCGTCGACCAGCGGGCCGATCTTCTCGCAGCCGAAGTGGGTTTCCAGGATCCGGTTGCCGGCCCCGGTGATGCTGTGGTTGATCTGCTCGAGATAGAAGTCACCGTTCAGCCCGGTCTCGGCGTCCACGATGGTGACCCGGTCGGACAGGTCCCGGGCCAGCTGGTGGCCCAGGGTGGTGGTGCTGGCGCCGAGCAGGCGCACGTCGACCGTGGGCAGCCGCTGCGCGCGCTGCGACACGATGATCTGGGCGACGGCCTCGGCGTCGTAGGTGTTCGCCCAGTCGGCCGGGTCGGGGTAGGTCTTCACCCCGTACGCGCCGATGCTGGCCGAGTCGGTGATGGACACCTGGGACGTGTTACGGACCGGCAGGGACGTGGCCCACAGCTGCAGCCCGACGACCTGGGCGGGCAGCCCTGCGGCCTCGGTCATCGTGATGATCGTCGACTGGCCGGAGTCGCGCCCGATGGACATCACGACCGATCCGACCGGCAGCTGGAAGTCGCGCGGCCAGAACGGCACCTGTGCGTTCATGAACGGCTCGGACGCCACCACGATCACCGTCTTGGTCTCGTTGGCGGCGAAGTCCCAGGTGGCGTCGGACGTCCAGACGGCGCCCGGGTCGAGCGGTTCGCGGCCGGGCACGGAGAACGTCACGGAGTTGATGATGTCCCGCCAGCCGGCGGTGTAGCCCAGCGGCCAGGAGAATCGCGGGTCCGCACCGGCGTCGCGGAACGTGGCCTGGCTGGCCTTGCTGGCCGGGTACAGCATCCGGTGGGAGCGGTCCCGGAACATGATCGAGTTGGTGTCGGGGTTGATCGCCAGGAAGGCGGGCGGCCCCTCGGACGTGACCAGCTTGCGCAGCGCGTCCCAGGCGTTGGTGCCCTCCTCCCACCAGTACTTGATCACGGTCGCGCCGGGGTCGATGTCGCGCTGCGCGGACGGCCAGCCGATGGCGTCCAGGATGGCGTGCACCGCGGCGCCGGTCCGGATCCCTCGGTACAGAGGCGTGTACACGTCGACCTCGGACAGGTCGGCCAGGGCGTCGATGCACGTCACCGTGAGCACCCGATGTCCCGGCGTCGGGTCGATCGCGAAGTCGTCCAGGTGTCCGCGCCACAGCACGTAGTCGACCCCCTGGAAGGTCGCGGTGATCTTGTTGTCGCGGGCGGGCAGCACCTTGCCGAACAGCGGGCTGCTGGCGTTGTCCGGGGAGTAGTCACGGCTGGTGTTGTCCAGCTCGAAGCCGGCCACGCCCGGCTTGATCGGCGACAGGGCGCGCGCCTGGTCGCGGCCGTAGGAGATCGTCACCGCGGTGTTCGCCAGCACCCTGGTCGACACGTTCTCCCCGGTACCGGTGAACAGGCCGTCCCCGTTCCAGTCGATGTCGTACCGGTACTTCACCGACGGGGCCACCGTGCCGCCCGCACCGGTCACCGTGCCGCTGGCGCTCGCGCCGGCCGTCAAGCCCGCCTGGGCGCCGCTGGCGAGCGATCCGGCGCTGCTGCCCTGGCTGACCAGCACGGCGCCCGTCAGGTCCCCGAACTGGGGGCTGAAACCGTTCCACGTGCTGGTGGTGGCCACCGGCGCCCCCGTGGCGCCGGCACCGAACGACTTGGTGGCCAGGATGCCCTGCATGTAGAGCGTCTGGCTCAAGGCGGCGCCGCGGTTGGTGAAGCCGGCCGGCGGCGTCCAGGTGCACGTGGTGGCCACCACACCGGCCCACAGCCCGATGTACAGGGCGTCCACGTCGGTGGTGAACTCACTCGGCGCGGTGTGGTTGGTGGCGTTGGCCGACGTGTTGATGTCCGCGGAGATGGACAGCGGCGCCCCGGTCAGCCCGATGATGCGGACCATGGCACCCATGCCGTCGGATCCGAACACCCCGCCGAACTGGTAGGTGGTCGGCTCGGAGTTGCCGGCGAACTTCCACCAGGTGCGGGCGAAGCCGGACGTGGGCACGCCGTTGGAACCGAGCAGGGCCCAGCCGGCGGGCGCGGTCAGGCTGGACATCGACCCGTCGTTGTCCAGCCAGGTGGCGGCCACCAGCAGGTCGCCGGGGTTGGTCCCGAACGGCTTCGGGATCCGGATCCACGCCTGGGACGGACCGGTGGGGCCGACGGTCGAGCTGGTCGCAACGGACAGGGCCACGGTCAGATCCTCCGGCGTCGGCGCAGGTCGTCCATCTTGCGGACCAGCCAGTCGTCCACCTGGTCGCCGATCAGCGGACCGGTGTGCTGGAAGATCACGGTGGCGGCGCCGCCGCGCCCGCCGGCCAGGGTCTCGCCGAGCTCACGATTCTCCCGGTGGGACAGGACCCGTTCGGGCGACCCGGTGTAGTTGTAGGCCAGGGTGCCGCCGGGCATCAGCCAGCCGCCGGAGTCGTACCCGCCCTTGCGCTCCCAGCCCGTGATGGCACTGCCGTATGCGGCATTCGCATACCGGATCGACGCCACGATGTTAGCGAAAGGATCAAGGATGCCCCTGCCGCGCAGCTCCCCGGCGTACTGGTAGAACGTCGGCGGAATGGTCTGCATCAGGCCCTGGCTGGGCATCCCGGCCTTGGCGTTGCTGTCCCACAAGTTGATCGCGTTCGGATTGCCGCCGGACTCCTGGTTCATCCGCCGCAGCAGCGCATCGATCCAGTTCGGCGGCGAGTGCGTGTAGGCCAGCGCCTGTTCGGCGATGCCCCGCCAGCGCTCGACCCCGGCGCCGCCGCCGGACGTCTGGTCCGCCCAGAACCCGGCCACGTTGGACCCGGCCGACTTGATCCACCCGTACACCTGGGCGATCTCTTCCTTCGTCTTGCCGCCGACGCCTTTCACGAAGTCCCAGGCCGCCCCCGCGCCGGACTGCAGCCCCTTCAGGAAACCGCCCATGATGGCGCGGCCGGCAGGCACCAGCAAGGTGCGGTCGTAGGACAGCGGGCCCTTGTGCGCCTTGATCCAGTCGCCGATCCCGGACACCCACTTCGTGACGTCGTTCCACACCGCTTTCAGGCCGTCCAGCAGGCCGCTGATGATCTCGCGCCCGGCGGACAGCAGCCAGCTGCCGGCCTTCACGAACGGCTTCGTCAGCTTGCCGATCACGTCGGAGATCCAGCCGCCGATGGCGCGCGCCCCGGTGCCGACGCCACGCCCCAGGCCGGCCAGGAAGTCCAGCCCCTTCTGGATCAGCCAGCTGTCCGCCTTCAGGAACGGCCGGAGCATCTTGGCGATCAGCTCACCGATGGCGGAGATCGCCCAGTGCACGCCGCCGGCGATCGTCTCGCCCAGCTTGCGCAGCATGCCGTTGATCTTCTCGAAGAGGTTCAGGGCCATCACGCCCACGCGGGTGGGCAGCAGCTCGAGCGCCTTGCCGAAGCCGGCCCCGATCCCGGGGAAGACCTTGGTGAAGCCTTCCAGGAACCACTTGCCCATGGTGCCCAGCGCGCCGAAGACGACGTCCTTCAGGCCGCGGGCGAAGCTGGCGAAATGCTCGAGCGCCCAGGCCAGCAGCTTGCCCACCAGGGGGATCTTGGTCAGTAGCTCGCCCACCTTGCCGATCCACTTCACCGGGGTGAAGGCAATGGCCACGATGGCCAGCAGGATGTCCAGCCAGTGCTCGCCCAGGCCGTGCAGCAGCCCGCCGATGTCGAAGTTGAGCAGGCCCGCCACCAGGCCGATCAGCAGGGACGGCGCCTGCTTGCCCAAGGTGATGCCGATCCCCACCCAGTCGATCTTGCTGAAGACGGAGTCGAAGGCGTCGAACAGCTTGCCGGCGGCGTTGCCCAGGAACTTGCCCAGGTTGGACAGCGCGGACACGACGCCCTTGCCGATCGTCTCGCCCAGGCTGGACCAGTCGCCGGTGGCCATGCCTTGCTTCACGCCGTCGATCAGGGCGCCGCCCCAGCTCTTCGCGGACGCCACCAGGCCCTTGGCGATCCCGGAAAAGTCGATCTTGCCCAGTGCCTTCGTGGCGTCCCCGGCGGCCTTCGCGGCCCCACCGGCCAGGCCCGACCAGTCGATGGCCCCCAGCGCCTGCTTGACGGTCCCCGCGACCTGGCTGGCGCCCTTGCCGATGGCTCCCCACGGGACCCGGCCGATGACGCCGATCACCTTTTCGACCACACCGGCGGCGATGTTCAGGGCGCCGGGCAGCTTGTCGGCGAAGCCGCGCACCAGCTCGGTCAGGCCCGGCAGCACCTTCGCGCCCTGGTCGCGCATGAAGTCGTCGAAGACGTCTTTCAGGTGGGCGACGGCCCCGCCCAGGCCCGACCCGGCGGCCTTCGCGGCGCCACCGAACTCGGTGTTGAGCTCCTTCAGGATCAGCTTCTGCGCACCCATGGTGTCGCCGGCGGCCACCATGGCCTTGATCTGGGTCTTCTGCTGTTCGGTGAACGTGACGCCGACCCGCTGCAGCG